CCTTCGAGGTTAAACCAGCTGCCGTCTTTGTCTCCCAAAGTTGTAAAGCTAACGTGGAAATGATGCCGGTGCGGATTTACCCCTTTGTATTTGCGCCACTTCCAATTCAAAATCGGTGATGAAATACGTCCATCAAAAATTAAATACTTAATACGCTTATCGCCTCGCTTAGCACACTTACGAATTTTCTCGACTAGCGCGTGAGCTTCTTCCGGATGAGTTCCCAAGTCGCTTGTAATATCGAGCGCCCTAACGATTCCGTTTGCATCAGGGTTGTGATCCGATTTACGAGCCGAGTGTCTGGTGTCTCCGATCCAGCCGTCACTCTTGCGCGATCTCTCCATATAAAGGTCATCTATCTGCTCCCTTAATTGCTGACCGGCTTTGCAGAGCTTAGCCAAGACCCAAAGCCTTTATTTCATCAAGATCTAGACCAAGTGCTGACAATTTAGCAATTGCAGCGGCCTTTTTTTCTTCGGCTTCTTTTGCTTTTTGCTCTTTCAATTTTGCAACAATGTCAAAAGCGGCTTCGTATTCGGCTTTAGTAAATGGTTCACACTCTCTGAATTCAATGCCTTCATATTCATCGCCTACTTGATAAATGCCACCTTCAGGACGAAGATAATCTAAAACTTCAGCAGTAGTTACATAACTCATCATTAAGCTCCAATTTCCATCAATGTTATCGAACTACGTCCGCCTTGAGTATTACCGACTTGTGCTGTTGCAGTTCCGCCACCGATTCTTCTAAATTGTGATTTGTAAGTTAATGTTGATGTTGAAGCTGGCGAGTCAATGTAACTGATTGTTGCCATCGCAGGATTTCCATAACTCGGATTAGCCCAAATAAATCCAAATGGATCTCCTAAACTTAGGATTTCAGATGTTCCCCTAAATAATTTGACCCATACTGAAAAAGTGGTGCCTGTCCCTGAACAAACATTTTGGTCTAGCAATATCAATATGCTCGATGATGCTGACGTTGGCGTTATGGAAGCACTTAAACCTGTATCTGCAAAAGTATCTGTGGAATTATTTACAGATGTCGCATAAGTTGCATTAACCACTTGAATAATTTTATTGCTAGGAGTAGCCCATTTAAGACCTGTGCTAGTAGTCGAATCAGCTGTTAAAACTTGTCCATTTGTGCCTACTGCTAAACGCGCCGGAGTGTCCGCTGCCGTTGCAGAAATTAAATCGCCTTTGGCGTCCAAAATTGTAAGAGGATCAACTGAACTCCAAGTGTAGTCCAAATCTGTATTTGATGCTTTTGTTAAAACTTGACCTGTTGTCCCACCTTTGAGATCAACGAAGGAAGTATCTATCGAGTTGCCCAAAGTGCGCATCGCCAAAGCGCCATCTTTGACAAGATCCGTATCATCAGGCGTTTCCCACCCGAAATTTGTTGTTGTTGCCATTAGCTGATTACTCCTATCGCGTCTTGCCATTCTAGCGTATTAAGTATGCTATTCCACGTTTCTGCCGCGTTTACCTCGTCCCAAGTCGAGGCTACTGCGCTGAACTCAGTCGGCGATGCGGTGAAAGTCAATGAAAGCCCATTAAGGGTGCTAGTCCAAGTCCAGCCTTCAATATAACCGGTGAACTCACCGCCGTAGATATTGATGGGAAGATTGGTTATTTTGACTGGCTGGCCCATAAATACGTTTATCAAAGCATCTCGGTCGGTGTCAGTCATTTCTGGGTTTTGTAGAGGAAACGTTATGGAGTCAAACAATGGACGAGGGTAGGCTCGAAGGCCAATTTGCCGACTTACGATATTTTGAGCGTCTGTGGCATCGTGAACCAGCGAATTTTCTTGGACTGAATAAAGGCCATAAAGATCTATTGAATCTTGGTTTAAAGCGGTTTCGGAGCTATTAAAATTGTTGCCGTAGTTGATTTGATAATCATTGATAATTCTGCCCGACCGAATAGATTGCTTGATACCAGCGGCGAAAGCCTCGCGAGCGTCTAATTCTGTATATCCGTTGGCAAGTAGATAAGTCTGCCGATGAGCTGCGTCTGCGTAGCCAATTTCCCCATTGGCGTTCTCATAAACATAGCCAAGAGCTGAATTGGCGATTTGGGTGACGATTGAATAGTAATCAATTGGGCTGGCTGAACGCTGAACCATTTCATACTGTCCGGGTCTATCAATGTCGCCAAGTCCTACGTCGCCAGCATTGGCCCACGTCGTGGTTGGCTCGTAACTACTCCATTGTTGCGCTGGGCTGACTTCATTCCAAGAGGCAAGCAGCAAGGAACTAAGAATTGTGTAAATCTGATCGCCATCATCATCTTGGGCTAACGAGTCAATCCAGATGGCTTTGGAGAGTTTAGATAATGCGCCTAGAGCAAAGATTTGAATTTGAGTGACATAAGCGACTTCGCCAGCGGTTCTCACACTTGTTGTCACATCGCTAATTCGTCCACCGAATAGGCTAACCCAGTTGCCGCTCGTATCTTTGACCTCGAGGGTTACGCCAGTATTGACGTTCCAATCATAAAACGCGTTGGTCGCATTGATGAGCTGCAAATTGCAATAACCAGCTTGGGCTTGGGTATTAACGTCGGTGCGGCCAGAGGTAGCGGTGAAGCCGACAAGGGTTAAATCTGTGGCATCTGTGCCGTTAATTAAAACGCGATACTCGGGTGTCCAAGCTGTCATAACTCTTGTCTAATTCCAAACAACTGGCTTCCGCCACCAGTTCCGCGAGAGTTTGAATTGTTGAGAGCTGACACAACTGCTCGAGTGAAGCCTTCTTCATCAATTGCGCTAGGGGCATTGACGTTAATGGTTACGGGCGCAATTCCTTGAGCATCTGCCAATCTTGAGAATCCGCCAGAGGATACCGGAACTGTGATGGCGCTAGATGATCCAACTGGGACGCTTGGAGTTGTTGTGACCTTTGGCGCCGATGTTGTCGGGGTCGTAACTCTTGTTGTAGGCGTCGAAGGTGTTACGTTAGCCGAGCCGCTCGATGGTGGAATAATTGAAGCGCCGCCAAATGGGAGGCTTGCCGTTGGAACGCTTCCAGTCCTAGAAGTAGTTGTTGTGGAGATATTGGGAATGGTTGAAACGTTAGGCAGAATGGGAATTGAGTTGTAAGCGCGGATAATTTTATTAACTGCGTCAATAACGTCATTAGCCAATTCTTTAACTTTGCTGGTGACTGTGCCAATGATGTTAATGATTCCAGCAATTGTGGCTCCGACTGATTTAATCGCGCCCACTAAAGCCGTTTCAAAAATGGGAACGAGATACGTTTTAATGAAAGACCATAAGTCGCGCAGAGCTGCTTCGTTATTCTTAAAGGCTTGAACGATTGGATCTATCGCTGCTCGTTTTGCCTCTTGAAATTTAGGAATAAGAACGTTCACAACATAATCGAGAAGTCTTTGAATGACCGGCAATAGTTGAGCGCCAATTGCTTCTTTGGCTTCGTCAAAGCCCACTCGTAACCTAGCAATTTGGCCTTCAAAAGTATTGGCTTGAGTAGCAGCTGCACCGCCGAAGGTTTGACCTAATTGAGTGACTGCGCCTTGCAATCCCATCGTTTTGATTTCGGCAGCTGATAAACCGATACCTAAACGAGCCAAAGAAGCGGTGTTGCCTTCATAGGCTTTACCTAATGCATTGGAAACTGTTTCGACGTCTTTGCCGGTGGCGGCTGAAATATCAAGGGCGAGAGTTAATAGTTTTTGAGATTCAGAAACTGATCCTGTGGCCGTCGCGAGTCTTTGAAGAGCTGGACGCAACTTATCGTCTGCTACGCCAGTAGCCAGAGCGGTCTTGCTTATCTGCTCCTCAACTGCCGCTATTTGGGCTTCTGTGGCCCCTGTGACGTTCTGTAACGCTAGGGCTAGGCGCTTCTGAGCAGCTTCATCTTCTATCGCCGCTTTGACCCCTTCAATGGCTAATTTGCCAGCATAAGCGGCAGCCGCAGCAGCGGCAGCGGCAAAAGCCGCAGCGGCAATCTTGCCAAACTTTTCTAACTTACCGCCAAAGCCTTCGACCTCTTTGGAGCCAATATCCAGCTTCTTTTTTAAATCATCAACGTCAGCGAGGATTGATAACTTGAGAGTTCTACTTCCAGCCATTAGTCGTCCCACTTTCCGAGAATCTTAGAAAACGCATCTTCCCATTTAGCAATCAATTGAGGCTGAATTTTGCGAAGTGCCGGATAGATGAAATAGCCAGAATTTCCTCTGCCTTTGCGTGGGGTGCGTCGTGGGAACTGACGATAACGATTAGATCCGAATTCGTAACCTGCCCAGAGGTCTTTAGTTGATCCTCCACCAGAGAAACGCTGACTCGCGAATCCGTAAGAGAACTCGCCAATCTTCGAGGTTTTGGAAACTTTAACGCCAGAAGTAATGCGATTGACAACGGCTTGTCCAAAGGTTCTGGTGATGCCGTAGGCCTTAACCTCGTTGGCGGCATATTGAGCGAGCGCAAAACTTTCGCGTTTAGCCGCATCAATAGCTTCATCGTCCATCGCTTTGAACGCGGTAATGATTGAACGAAGTTCGCGCTTGTCATAGCTGATTGGTTCATCTGCCACCTTTGCGCTCCTTCAATATCTCAATTGCCGTTAATACTTGTTCGATGTCCGTCCACTCGCTCATTGGGATTCCGGTCGCTATTGCGACTTCGACAAGAAGCCGATTTACGCTTC